TCAATCGAACGTCAGCGTGGCCACCACCGGCGCGTGGTCGGAAGGCTGCTCGTTGCGGCGCGGTTCCTTGTCGATGACGCAGGCGGTGCAGCGCTTGACCAGCGGCGGCGACAGCAGGATGTGGTCGATGCGCAGGCCGGCGTTGCGGCGGAACGCGAACTGGCGATAGTCCCACCACGAAAACGACTTCTCGGGCTGCTCGAACAGGCGGAAGGAGTCGGCCAGGCCCAGGTCGACCAGGTCGCGCAGCGCCTGGCGCTCGGGCTCGGAGACCAGCACCTGGCCTTCCCATTTCTCGGGGTTGTGCACGTCCTCGTCGGCCGGCGCGACGTTGTAGTCGCCCAGCACCGCCAGGCGCGGGTATTGCTTGATCTCGTCGGCCAGCCAGGCGCGCATGGCGGCAAACCATTCGAGCTTGTAGGCGTACTTGTCCGAGCCGACCGACTGGCCGTTGGGGCAATAGGCGCAGACCACGCGCACGTCGCCGTCCGCGCTCGGGAAGGTCAGGGCCAGCACGCGCTGTTGCGGGTCTTCGTAGGTGGGCAGGTTGCGCACCATGGACGTGCCCGGCACGCGCGACACGATGGCGACGCCGTTGTAGGTCTTCTGGCCGGCCCAGACCGCGTGGTAGCCGGCCTCCTTGAAAGCGGCCTCGGGGAACTTGTCGTCGGTCAGCTTCAGTTCCTGGATGCAGAGCACGTCGACGGGATTGGCGGCCAGCCAGTCCAGCACCTGGGGCAGGCGCACGTTGAGGGAATTGACGTTCCAGGTGGCTAATTTCATGATTTTTGCAGACCGTTTATTCATGCGGTTCTTGGCGGTGGTGCCTTCCAAAAACCCGGCCTAGCTACTCATCTGGCTACTCATCCGGGGCGTGGTTGGCGGTCGCCGGGGACAAGGCCAGATGATACCTGCTCATGCTGCCTTCTTCTGTTTGCTCCTTTCGATCAGCGCCTGGACGCTGGCGACAGTGATCCTGGTGGCGTCGCCGATCACGACCTTTTCCAAGTCGCCGCGCTTGACCAGCCGGTAGATCATCGTGCGCGACAGGCCGAGGGCTTCCTCTGCCTCGCGGAGGCGGTACAACAGCTTCGGTGCCGCGGCCGGTGCTTGTTGTTGGGCTGCGTGTGCCATTACTGCTCCTTGTTGTCGGTGGTGGCGCGCAGCTGTTCCGCGAGCGCGGCATTCTGCGCAATCAGGTGGGCGACCAGATGCACCAGGTCAAACTTGCCGTGCCGCTCGCTGACCAGGATGTGCGCCGCGGTGGCGATGGCGCTGCACGGGTCGCGGCTGGCCTCGATCTCCCCCTGGCTGACGTAATGCGCCAGCGCGGCGTCGGGCAGCATGTGCTTCAGGTTCAGAATTTCACTCATCCGCGCCTCCGTCGGTGTGCTGGGTGGGGTGGCATCCGTTGCATACCGGTGATTCGATAGGCACGGGCGTGCCGTCGCGCTTGTAGGCCGTCGATTTGTCGATCACACCGGAAAGCTCCTGCGGGAATTTCCACCGCCCGCAGCGGCCGCATTCGACCTGTCGCAGCCCGGCCTTCCGCTGGACGCGCCACCACTCTTCCATGTCCATGTAGCCGTTCGTGGTGGGCGGCTGGCTGCCGGGTTCGTATTCACCGCCTACGGTCAAGATTGCGGGCGTGCCGCCGAAGTTCACGCGGATATCAGGCATCGCTGCCTCCGTCCTTCTGCGCGCCCGGTTGCGCGGACAGGGCGGCGCGATACCCCTTCCCGAAATGCTCGCGCTCGCAAGCCGCCCCGGGGTCGGGCGGCGCGTAGCACGCGGATTTCGTCAGCGGCTGCTGTGACGCATTCAGTATCCAAGCGGTCCCAAGAATGGCCGCCGCTGTAGTTTCGGCCCATTGCGCGGAGCGTGTATTCCTGCGTGTCCTTCGGCACGGCCGGGGCAACAGGGGCGCGCAGCCGTGCAGCTTCGTCGTTGATGAGGTCAATAGCGGCTGTGGCGTCTACCGCGATCTTCATCACCACGGGTTTGCCCCCCTGGGACATGATGCAGGCGCGCCAGCCATTGGTGAAGTGGAACAGATCGGCGGCGCAGGCCGGATCGTCGGCGTCCGCGGCGTAGGTCAGTTCGAACGCTTCGCGGATTTCTTGCTCTGCCGCCTGGGCAGCGTTGTTCTCGTTCATTCTGTTTCCTTGTCTGTTGTGGCGCATCCCTTCGGCAAATGCCAGTGCGGGCACCACAGCCATGGGTTGTCGGGTTCCTCGGTATCCCAGGTCCATCCGTCAGGCAACGGGTCGAGTGACGATGGGGCCTTCCCGCACCTTGCGCAGCCCGCCCACATCAGCGTCACCAGATCCTTGTCCATTTCGGCATTCCTCCAGTGTCTTGGGATCGCCACAGCGACAGATTTGCGGCCAGCACGGCCAGCAGTTCCAGGCATTCCCCTGAGCGTCGTCCGTCAGCACGCGCTGGGTGATGTCGTCTTGTTGGGTCATAGGTCCAGTTCCTTATTGATCGGTGTGCCGGCGCTGCGGGCGATGGCCAGCAGCACGTCGCGGAATTCGGGCGGCGTGGCGTCGCGGATGCGGGTCTTGTCCTTGCCCCCCACCATGGCCATCATTCCGATGCGGCGGGCCTTCTCGAAGCCGTGCAGTTCCAGGGCGCGCGGGTGGATGCGCTGGGGCGAGCGGCCCCACTTCAGTTCAGGCAGGTCGGTGCCAACGGCGTACAGCCAGGTTCCCTTGCGCGCCATGTGGCCGTAATGCCCCTGTTCGACATGGCAGGTCCAGCCGCCGAACGTATCGGCGCGCACCCAGCGGCCTGCGCGTGGTGGCTTCTTCAGCCCGAACCAGCCCCACGCATGCGAATCAGCCGGGTGTTCCAGGACGCCGCCGTAGTTGCGTACCGCTGTCAGCGCCGCGGCGAAGCATCCGCCGTCCTCTCCCAGGCGGAACTGGTGGGGCTTGTTGGGCGCCCCGTGCCAGTACCGGCCCCAGCGCTGGCACGGAGGGTGGGCGACTACAGGCTGATGCCCGGCATACTTGCGTGCGTCTCGCGGTTCATCCCACGGGTCCACGCCCGGCAGGCCGAAATAGGCGCCGTCCGTTTCCACGAAGAGGGCGGCAACGTCCACGGTCATTCCCCCGCGCCCTGTTGTGCTGGCTGGGCGGCCAGCTCCTTGCCGAGCTTCGTGATCCAGCGCCGCGCACTGGCGCGGGCCACCTTGGCTGCCTTGCGCTGCTGGATGAGCTGGTGGGCTCGCAGGGCGTGCTGGCAGTTGGCGGCCAGATAGGCGTCAACATCGCCATCGTGGTACGCGTGGCGCCGGTCTCCGTCGTCGTCATGGTCGAGCGCGTAGGCGCGCTCTAGCCAGTTGATGGGCGGCTTGCCGTTGAAAGGCGAGCCGGCCGGCGGGTCCTGTGCCACCAGGGAAGCCTCAATCGCTAGGCCGATTTCCACCGAGAGCCGGTTTATTTCCTGCACGGCCACGTGCAGTGCCAGGATGGCCTGCTGGTACTTGTCCATCACGCATCCCCCTGCCGCTGGGCGGCAATGGCGGCGCGTACCGCAAGCCCATCAGCAATTGTTGGCATGCCATCGACGCGAAAGATTGCGACAACGCGCGCGCCCGAGCAGTCTGTCTCGTTCAGCGCCCATCCCTTCGGCAACTGCAACTTGCCGGATTCCCAAGCGGTCCATAGCGCATCGTCATCGTCGATGCTGTAAGCGACCTTGCAGTCGCTCCAGGGCGCCGCGTCCAGCGCATCGCCAGCAGCGGGAGCGGGACGGCGTTCGCCCGGGAGGTAGCGCAGTTCCTGCTCGTGGCCTTTCACGCCGCACACGACATGGCCCCAACTTGACCACTCGCCGCCGGGCAGCCGATAGCGGGCCTGGTACCCACCGTCATCATCCTGGCGCGTCCAGTCGATATCACGCAGCACATACTGGATCAGCGCGTTGACCGCCATGGGGCTACCGAATTCGATATAGCCCTGCGCATTCGTGCGGCCGCCGACATGTGCGATGCGCTCGCCCAGCGTCATACCGTGGGTGGCGCTGCGCTCGTCCTGCACATCCCCTTGCTCCACCGTGGATACGGGGGATGCAGGGGCGGCGGGGCGGAATTCGCGCACAGCCGCGAGCAGTTCCTTGACTGCGGCCAGGAAGAGCGATTCATTCCCGGTGGCGTTGCTGATGACGACCTTGTCGGCGAGCGCCTGCAATTGCGGAGCCTGGGTGATAGCTTGACCCCGGATCGCCGCATTGTGCTTGGCGTTCTCTTCGCCCGTCCGGATGCCGGCGGCGTACATCTCCTGGTCGCGGGCGGTGTTGCCCGTGCGTGCCAGGGTGTCGTCCTGCTGGGCAATCTCCACCGGCTCCAGCGGCCCGGGCGCGTCCTGGGAGAGGCCGTGGTCAACGTCGTAGGAATTCGTCATGGTCAGGCTCCTTGGGTCTGCCCCGCCCGGATCAGGGCGATGGCGATGTGTTCGTTGATGCGCAGCCGCGCGACGTCGATGCGCGGCAGGATGTCGTCGATGGCACTGACGGCAACGGTCAGCGAGGCAATTTCGTGGTCACGCAGCGCAAGCCCGGCCTCGACCTTCGCGCCGATCTGGTTCATCGTCCGCGCCGCGCCGTTGATCAGCAGGTACTGCTGGAGGAACGCCGGATCGTTCTGGACGGTCAGGCCGACCATGTTCATGATGTTGGCCAGGGAGTCGAACGCCTCTGCGTTGGGCGACAGTCGCAGAGCCGCGAATGCGCCGTGCATGTGCGTCGCGATGCGATCGCGCAGCGCGCTGGTCATCGGCAGCCGCGGGATGCTGGGATGAAAGCGCTTGTGGCGGCGGGGCTTGCGGGCGTGGGTCATGGCGGTGTCTGTGTAAGGTGGCCGGCGGGCAGCGCCGCGCCGGCCGTGGGGTTAGAACGTGGTCGGCTGCGCGATGCCGCGAATCACGGCCATGAAGCCGCGTTGCAGGTCCGTCGCGCCGATGCTCACCCAGCGCTGGTCCAGGGCCGTGCCCTGCGCGCGCAGCTTTTCAACGAAGGCGCCGCACTGCTCGGCCAGGGCCTTTGCCTCGTTCATGGCGTCGATTTCGGCTTGCGACAGGTCGCGATAGCCCTTGATCTTCTGGTGCTGGTTTTCCATCACTGCTCCTATGGGGTACTGCGTTGGGGAAGGGTTATTCCAGGTTCAGGCCCAGCGTCTGTTGCTTCTCGACGGCGGGCGTGATCGTGATGGTGATTTCGTTGCCCAGGACCTCGTACAGCTTCTTGATCTGCTCGCCGCTCGGGTGGCACTTCACGCGGAAGGTGATGATCACGCTTCCCCCTTCCATCAGTTCAGCGGCGAATCCGTCCACGTCGGCGGGGTCCAGCTCGATGTCCGACGCGCCGCCTAGGCCGAAGCCGATCAGCACCTTGGCGCCGATCAATTCATGTTTGAGGCGGATCTTCTCGATGAGGTCGCCAAAGCGGCGAACCGTCAGGGCATCGCCTACAGGCATTTCGCCCTGGTCGGGCGATTCCTCTTGCTTGTAGAGCCACGAACGCAGCGCCGAATGGAACTCGGACAGCACGCCGTTGCCATCGGTAAAGCTGATCTTCAGGTCAGCGGCGCCCGCCGGCTCTTCGCCGTGGCGCTCGGTGCGCACGTTGATGTGCGCCAGGGTTGCGGTTTGCTCGGTAATCGAGAACATGGGGCAGGGCTCCAGGGTGCTACGTTGGGGAAAGGGTCAGGCGGCTTTGCGCCGCAAGGTTTCGACCATGGCGCGCAGCTCGGCTTCGAACTGCAGCAGGGCGGTCAACAGGGTCTTGATGTAGGCGTCGTCGCGCGGAATGCGCTGCACGTACAGGCGCCAGGGCTCGGCCATGCGCGGGTCGTAGCTGATGAAGTCCCACCACAAGCGGCCGGTCACGAGCATGTTTCCCTGCACCTGGGCCATATGGCCCTCGGGCATGCCTTCCAGCCAGGTCTGGATGTGAACCTGCTCGTCGTGCGGGCACTTCATTTCGATGCCACCGTCAGCGCCTATCAGGCCGTCCGGGCTGGCGCCGATGAAGTCGTACGTGGGGTGCAGCACAAAGCCGCTGTCATCGACCATGGCGCCCTTGTCGACCATGTAGGCCTCCTTGGCGGCGTCTTCCAGGTCGCGGCCCCACGACAGGGACTTCGCGCCAATCTCGCGCCGCGGTATGCCGGCCAGGCGCTCGAATGCCAGCGTGCGCATCAGGCGCGTGCGCTCCAGCGTGGGTTCGGCCACCTTCGGCTGGCCCTTGCGCGGGCCGGTCTTGTAGACGCCCTCGCCTGGCGTTACGGCGATGGCCGCGGCAAAGTTGCTGGCCGTGATCTTGCCCGCACGCTCCTGGCGCCATTCCTCGGTGCGCTGTTCGGCGGGCGCGTTCATTCCTGCACCCCTTCGAAGGGGTTGTCACCATCGGCCTGAGTGGCCGGCGGGGCATCCTGCTGGGCCGTCTGCGCGGGCTGGGTGGGCTGTGCATCTTCGGCCTTGGCCAGCGCCTCGATGCGCGTGATCTCATTGCGGCCCACGGCGGCGCGGCCGTCCTTGCCCAGCGCCATCCAGGCCGCCGTCAGGTCCGCGGTGCGCTTTTCGGCAGGATCGTTGCTGCGCGCGATCATTTCCAGGTCGCGGATGATCTGGTCGCGGTCCACCTCGGCGGCCGGCTGCGGCTTGGCGGCCTGCGCGAATTCTGCGGCGGTCTTCGGCGTGATGTCGCGCTCGCGCGGCGGCGCATCGATCAACTCGTCGGACGTGTACACACCCAGCAGCGCGCCCGGGGTGTAAGCGCGGGTCCAGTTCTTCACCTGCAGGTAGCCCATCTGCTGGCGCGGATTGGTCTTCCACAGAGGCGAATTCTTCACGCTGACATCGGAGATCTTGAGCCATTCGCTCCAGGTGATATCCGACTCGCCGGCGATGACGGCGCCCACGCGGCATTCCAGCGTGTTGCCGTCGCCCTTGTACTCGTAGTGAAACCGGCCGGAGATGGCGCCGGACGACTGCACCACCGCATTGACTAGCTGCGCCTCGTAGCCCAGCGTGCCGTTCACCAGGTGCGTTTTCTGGGCCACCACGAACGGGTTCATGTTCCACTGCATCGCCTGCATGATCACCGCCATGCAGTCGGACGGGTTGCCCTGCAGGTGCTTGGGCACGGTGGCGCGGCCCGCCGCCATCATCTCGGCCGCGCGCATCATGCTGTCCATATTGCGGGCATCCAGCACCAGTCCGGTGGTGCTGGTGTCGGCCGCCGGCAGGTCCAGGGCGGTGGTGGTTTGCTGGTCGATCGTGGTGGTGTCAGACATTGCTTTCTCCTGCCCGAGACTCGGCCGGGCGTTGTGGATGGGTTAGGCGGCCAGATCGGCCAGGGGAGGGGGAGTGAACTTGGAAAGCCAGTTCAGGACATCCGAGATTTCGACGCCGTAGTGCTGCGCCAGCACGATGACGATTTCGGTGTTGCCCGGGCCGTTGGCCAGGAACTCGGCTTCTTCGCGGCGCGCCTGTTCGGCCAGGCGTTCGCGCTCGGCCGCTTCGGCTTCGGCACGCGCGGCGGCTGCCTTCTCCTGCTGGGCGCGCGCCTCGGCCTCGGCGCGCTCCTGCTCGACGCGGCGCGCGGCGGCCTGCTGTTCTTCGAACTCGCGGCGCTGGCGGTCGATCTCTTCCTGCTGGGCGCGCAGCGCGGCGGCCGCCTCATCCTGCTGGCGCTTGAGCGCCGCGGCGGCCTCGGCATCCTTACGGGCCTGCTCGGCGCGCGCGGCTTCCTGGCGGGCGTTCTCGGCGTCCCGCTCGGCCTGCAGGCGGCGCTGCTGCTCTTCCAGCTCGGCGCGCTCCTTGGCCAGGCGCTCGTCCTCGGCCTTGCGCGCGGCGGCGGCGGCCGCTTCCTGCTCCAGGCGCTGGCGCTCCAGCTCCGCCCGCTCGGCGGCCAGGCGCGCGGCTTCCTGTTCCTGCGCCAGCGCGGCGCTGTGCATCTGCTCCAGCTTGGCGACGGTGTCCGCCTGCAGGGCCATGGCCTCGCCGGCGCGATGTTCGTACAGTTCGGTGGTGATAGGCAGTTCGGCAACGGCGGCCAGCAACGCGGCGATATCGGCGGCGCTCTTGCCCGCGGCCTGCACCGGGTACTGGCTGATGGCGTTGATCCGCGACTGGATGGCCTGCTGGCGCGCCAGTTCGGCCGCTTCCTTCGCCGCCTTGATCTCGGCCTTGCGCGCTTCTTCGGCCTTGATCTGGGCGTCGATCGGCTCTTCGACCGCCTTCACCTCGTCCTTGATCTTGGCCAGGATGGCGCGCATTTCACGTTGCTTGGCCAGCATCGGCTTGTTCCAGCCTTCATAGGCGGCGTCGGCCGAAGTGCGGATGCTGACGCAGCGGGCGCGCGCGGCGCGGGCGGCCTTGTCGCCGGCCGTGGTGGTGACGTCGAACTGCACGCCGGCCAGCTCCTGGCGCAGTTCGGCCAGGCCCTTCTGCACGGCGTTGAATTCGACGATCGCGGCGGGCGCGTCCAGGATTTCGTCTGCAACTTCGGTCATGGTGGTTGTCTCTCAGGGTTGGCGCGCGGCCACAGCGGTCTTGCCGCAGCCTTCGCAGGTGGGGTAGGGGGTGGACTTGGCATCGGTCTGCTGGCGCTCGCCATAGCCGAAGATCAGCGCGGTCAGCAGGCCGGCCACCACGTAGGCGGCGACGCGGTTGTCGCGGTCGCGCAGCAGGCGGCGGATCATGCGAGTTCCTCCAGCCGCTTGAGGGCGAGAGGCAGCGCCTCGTCGGCAAACTGCTTGGCGTTCGCCGCGCGGGTCTGCCCGTCTGCCAGGCAAGCGCAGAGAAGCGACAGCCAGACGTGTTGCTGCATGTTCATTCCGATCTCGGCGCCGTATGCGTAGGACGCCGTGACCTGATCGCGCGCATGGTCGTAGAAGACGGACTGCGGGTAGGCGGGGGTTTTGCCGAAGTCGCTCATTGCTGCTCTCCGTTGGCCTTGGCGATGGCACGCATGGCCTTGGCAATGTCGTCTTCTTGGCGATCGATGGGCAGCAGGTTGTCGTCGGGGCCGCGCTTTCCGTACCAGAAGACGACGGTATCCAGCGCCTCCAGCAGATCGGGCGCGGCGGCGATCAGCGGCCGATTGCAAACCGCGATGGATTCGGCGATCAGGTGGCCGCCGTAGACCGCGGCGTGGTCGTTGTCCAGGCCGGCATTGACCGGCACGTCAGCCACGACTGCGCCATGGCATTTGCCGATGCGCCACGGCCCGGGCGTGTGTTTCGTCGTCATTGGGCACCTCGCGCCGCCAACATGGCGTCGGCGAACTCATAGGCCATGGAGGCCGCCCATTCCGCGTATCCTTCCCCGCGGTCGCCCTTGTGAAACTTGCGGCCAGCCAGACCGGAAAGGGCCTTGGCCGCGAAGTAGTCGCGCAGTGTGGCGCCGCTCGTGCCCATGTCCTGCGGCTGCGTGCGCCAGCTCTGCGGGAAGGCCGGGCCGCCGTCGTTTATCTTGTTCATGCATTTCTCCGGTGGCGCGCCATCAAGGCGTCGCCGATCAGGCCAATCAGGTACGCCGCGGCCAGGCCGCCGGCGATGAATTGAAGGAGGGTGGTCACAGGCAGGCCTCGGCTTCGTCCGGGTCCATCTCGGCCAGCAGGCGGTTGGCCTCGCCTTCGATGCAGTTGCCCAGGTGCATCTCCAAGAACAGACCGACGCTCGGGATGCTGGCGCCGATCAAGAGGCTCAGCAGCACGCCGGCCTGGTTGTCGGAGAGTTCGTTCCACAGGTGTTCGGCCCAGTCGGCCGCCGTCAGCCCGTAGGCGGTCGGCGCTTCGTTCGACAGGCACGCCACCACGGCGGCCACGGCCTGCGCCTTCGTCACGGTCGGCGCGTCTTCGTCCGGCTCGTGCGGCAGGGAGTAGGGCGGCGCGACCCGCAGCAGGTCGTCCATCAGTTCGGCGTGATAGGCACCCATGGCTCAGTTCCTCCCGGCCAGTTCGGCCTCGCGCGCCAAGCCCTGGTAATGCTTCAGGGTGGCCGCGTCCTTGCGGTAGCGGTCGAACTCAGGCCGGAACGCTTCCTTGAGGCGCGCCTGGTTCATCGGGTCGGCCGCTTGCCAGGCCAGGCCCACCAGCCGCATGAAGCTGCCGCCGTACTGGACCATCGCCGCCGCGGCGTCGCCGTCCGTGCCCATGGCAATGGCGTTTTTGAGGAAATCGTTCATGGTTGTCTCCTTGCCCCGGCACCCGGGGCGGGTGGGGTGGAGTCAGGCGGCGAAGCGCCAGTAGGTGCGGGGATTGCGCACGAACTCGGTGGGCGTGTAGCGGTTGTGCTGGCCTTCAAACGTCAGGCCATAGCCGACACCGCCAAAAGCGTTGTCGTATTCCGTGATTTCGACGCAACGCGGGTTGTCGCCCAGGCTGTTGTCATCGTTGCCGTTGTAGTAGCCCTGGTTCGCCTTGAGGTTGTCGGCGAAGTCCTTGTCGACCGTGCTCATCTGTCTTCTCCCTGTCTGCTCACGGGTTGTGAGTGCATGGGAAGAATTACACACGATGTGTGATTTGAGGTCAAGAAAGAAACACACGCTATGTGTGATTATTTTGTAACGGGCAAAAGAAAGCCCGCTTTGCGCGGGCTAGGTGGGCTTGAAGCGAAGGGGAAAAACTACGGCCTGAGCAATCGCCGGGCTATGGCTGTAGCGCCGCCTAGTTGCTCGACGAACTCGCGCCATCTCGGATCAGCCAGGACTCCGGCCAACTGCGCGGCCTTTATGTCCGCTGCTGCACTTTGCTCGATGGCTTCTCGCGCTGCTATGAGGAAATGAAGGAAAGGACCGCCGTCAGCGGGGATGTACCCAATCTCGGAGGCCATTTGGCCCCACAGCGCCATTCCATCAATGGCGGGCACCCAAATACCGTGCCATGCCTCGTCAGCAATAGCTGGCGGCTCAACGCCAGGAGGGCACTCTTCACCGTGACGAAGAAGAATCCTTAAAGGAGTGCGTAGTTGCATCGTCGCGCAAAAGACGTGCGCAGTTTCGCCAACTGCGTCGCTCCAGCCGCTTTGGTCAGAAAGCATGTCCTTTCGCATTGCTTGGGCCTCGATTATTTTTCTTGCGATGACCTAGGGCGGCCGTCAGACCATACAAGCTCAAGATGCCTTGGAGATTCTGCTTTTGTCATCGATCTCAGTGAGTTCATTCAAGGCAGATCTGATGCTATGGGCGATGAACCCCACACTATCCGGTGGCAGTCTCTTTATCGCCTCTAGGGGAACCCATTTCTCGAACGGCCACTGGGAGGGCAGCGACGGCATCTGTCCATACATGATCCATGCCGCCGGTATTCCGTAGGCGGCCTCGGCCTGTACGGCTCCCTCAAAGCTGATTCCTCTGGTTTTCCAGTTGGTCACTCTGTTATCGGCAACATTCATGCGCGCAGCCACCCTCGAGGTCACAGCCTCCCCAGGGCTCATTTCTTCAATTGCGGCAAACAGGCGAGCAGTTGTTTCGTGCATAGCTTCCATGGCGCGTATGTTGCTCGGATCACACGCGGCGTTGTTTCACGCTATGTGTTGACTGCGAATCACACATGGTGTGTAATTCCGCCATGGACGATAAAACCCGAATTCTCAAACTTGGCGGCCCCGCCAAAGTGGCTCGCTTGCTCGGCTTGGGTAAGTGGGGAACCAACCGCGTATCCAACTGGATGGCGCGTGGCATCCCCGCAGCCGAGAAAGTAAAGCGCCCAGACCTCTTCCTTGCCGAAGAAGTCCCATCGGAGCCGGCCCCATCGATGGTCGCTCCGCAGCCCGCCGACCCCGCCCCAGCGCAGCAGGAGGCTACTCATGCTTAACGTCCTGCGTCGGGCTTTCGCGCCCAGGCCCATCCGAGTTGAGGCTCGGCCCGTCCATGCTGGAGACGATCTCGTCCTGTCCGTCCGAGATTGGCCGGCATCTGAGGACATGGTTGGCTTCCTGAACGCAACGCAGGAGCAGTTCCCCGGCGTTCGTATTCACCTGCTGGTGGGTTTTGATGCTGTCCAGGTATCCGGGGAGCAGCGCCGCGCCTATGGCAAAGCCGCCACCGATGAACGCCAGCCAAAGCGGCCCATTCAGCAATACCGCGATGAGGCGCTTTCGCGTGGGGTGAAGCTTGGTCCAGAGGGAAATGTTGTTTTGCTCACCTGGGCATCCGCGGGTCGGGTCGTAGTCGTATCTGTCCCGCCACAGGTAAAGGGCGATGCGGTCGAAAAGTTTCAAGCGAGTTCCCCCGGCGTAGATGAGGAAGGTGTAGGAGCCACCGATTCTACGTTCGGCGGGGACGCTTTGTGGCCGGCCAACAGCGGCGACGTTTTCCACTGCACAGCTCGGCAATGGCTTGCGTTGAAGCGGCCCGATTTGCTGGCTCCGGATCGATACAAGCAGCGCGTTCGTTGCTTGGCCAAGAAGCTCCGCAAGGCTGCCAATGCCTATCTTGATCGGAGACCCCATCCAGGCGCGCCCGACCCCGCGCCGGCCCAGCAGGAGTCGAGCCATGCGGTATAGCCACCTCACGCTCATCGCGTGGTGCGTTGTTCTTCTGCTGGTGTTTCGCGATGCGGCCGAGGAAGCGCGGCTACGCGGCGAAAGAACGGAAATGCGCTGCGAAGTTGCAGCAGCCCAAGGATCAGGATTCCTCCGATGAAGCCCACGTCCCCACGCCCTGCGTCCCACGTGACCATCGAGAAGACCATCAGGAACACAACTGCAAACAGCGCTGTGGGTATCCACCTGGTCAGCACGCCATCGATTTCGGCATACAGCGGCGGATCTTCGCGGGCCACCTTGGTCAGCCAGACGAATGCCGCGCCGACGGCCGGAATCGTCAGCCCGAGAAAGAATTTCCAGTCCATGCCTTGCTCCTCCCGTGAGGGTTTCGTGTGTGAGAGCCGAAAGCATAGCTTGCAGGAGCAGGGCGCCCATTCAATGCACCGTCGCGCCGATGCGGTCGTCGGTGGCCCATGCCATGCGGTCGCGCTCGGCGCGCAGCTCTTCGAAGATGGCCATCACCGCGGCCTCGGACGGGTCCACGAACGTGCGCCTGGCCATGTCCTGGGCGGTGATCAGCAGCTTTTCGGTTTCGGTCAGATTTTTCATGCCGCCAGTTTGGCGAAGGTCGCCTTCAGCAGCATTCCCTTTCACTTGAACAGCGTTGAAGCCTCATGAACGCCCCTCAAATTCCCTCTTCATCCCAGCCGCAGGGCGAGACCCTGATCCGCAAGGCCTTGACCACCATGTCCAAGGCCACGCGAGCCGAGGTCATGCAGGCGGCCGGCTGGAAGGATGAATCGTCGATCACCCAGGTGCTGAACAACAACGCCGGCATCAAGCTGGAGCAGTTGGACGCCATCCTGGAGGTGTTCGGCCTGTCGATCGTCGAGCAGTGGTACATGGACTATCTGGCCCGTGGCAATGCCATCGGCGCCAACTGCTGCCGGGCCAGGCTGAGCCAGGGCACGTGCGGGGCGGCATAGCGATGCGCCAGCGCCTGCACAACCCCCGCACGTTCCTGCTGGTCGGCGCCAGCCAACAGGCCGCCGCGCAGACGTTCCTGGCCAACCTGCCGTTGGACGCCGACGAGCCGCTCGAGGTGGTGGTGCGCGAGCGCGTCAAGCCGCGCAAGATGAGCCAGAACGCCCTGATGTGGGTCGGTCCGCTGGCCGACATCGCGGAGCAGGCCTGGGTGCATGGCAAGCGCTTCACGGCCGAGGCCTGGCACGAGCATTTCAAGCGGGAGTTCCTGCCTGAAGAGTTCGACCCCGAGCTGTGCCTTGATGGCTACGTGAAGTGGCAGATCACCCCGCGCGGCGATCGCGCGCTGGTGGGCAGCACCACCATGCTGACCGTCAAGGGCATGGCCCAGTACCTGACCCAGGTCGAGGCCGCCGGCGCCGAGCTGGGCGTCGAGTTCCGGACGCGAGAGGCCCGCTGATGCTGCGCCGCTCCGAACTCAAGCGCAAGACGCCCATGTCGAGGGTGTCGCGCGCGTCGACACCCCTGTCGAGGTCCCCCATCAAGCGCCGCGCGCCGAAGAAGCGCGCCGGCCACGAACCGAAGTACCTGGCCGCCTGCCGCGGCGAACCTTGCTTCCTCCAGATCCCGGGCGTGTGCCGCGGTGCGTGCGAGCGCGACTCCGTGGTGCCTTGTCACGCGAACTGGAGCGACTACGGCAAGGGCATGGGCATCAAGGCCCCCGACATCTACACCGTTCCCGGCTGCGCGCGCTGTCACTTCTGCCTTGACCAGGGTGTGACCCTGACCAAGGCCGAGAAGAAGGCGACCTGGGAATGGGCTTACACACGCTGGTCCGCCGCGCGCGCCAGCAAGCTTCTGGAGGCGGTATGAGGACCACTCTCAAACGCTCGTTGCTCTGGCTGTACTGCCGCGGGCTGATCCCTGCCTGCACGGTCGCGTGGGCGTTCAGGCTTTTCGAATTATCAGAGGTTTAGTCATGGCTCGATCACGAAACATTAAGCCAGGGTTCTTCAAGAACGAGGACCTTGCCGAATGCTCCCCTTGGGCGCGTCTTTGCTTCGCCGGCCTGTGGTGCTTGGCCGACCGAGAAGGACGCCTCGAAGACCGTCCCAAGCGCATCAAGGGGGAGCTTTTCCCGTATGACACGGTTGATGTAGAGCCATTACTCCAGGAATTGGAGCGCTTCAGCTTCATCCTGCGGTACGAAATCGACGGCTTCAAGGCTATCCAAATCCTGGAGTTTATGAAGCATCAAAGCCCCCATTACACCGAAAGTAAAAGCACCATCAAGCCTCACAGACTCCTGGGGGCTGGTGTTGATGATGGAGATGGAACTCCGGAGAACTCCGGGAGTCATGAGGTCATAAAGAGGGGTCCGAAACCCCCTGATTCTCTGATTCCTGATTCACTGATTCCTGAAGAAACTACATCGTCGGGCAAGCCCGACCCCGGGGCGCCAGAATCCTCGGACCTCGTGCAGGCCAAGGAGGCCCTGGAGTACCTGAACGCCAAGACCCGCTCGGCCTTCCGGCCTGTGCCGGCAAACCTGGATTTGATCCGGGCCAGGCTCAGGGAGGGCTACAGCCTGGAGGCCGTGAAGTCCGTCGTGGACGCAAAAACCCTGGAGTGGATCGACGACGCGAAGATGCAGAAATTTCTGCGGCCTGCGACGCTGTTCGGCCGCACGAATTTCAGCCAGTACGCTGGGGTCGTGGAAAACACATCGGCCCGGGATTGGTGGCTGTCGGCTGGGTTTTCGAACCGATACGAGGCGGAGAGTGCAGGCTGCACGGAGCGCAACGCTTCACGCTGGCGTGACGGCCATCGCGTGGAGGTGGTGGCATGAACGCGGGCGAATTGGCGAAGGCGCTGGCGGACAACGCCCAGACGGTGGTCGAGCATCTGTTCCCCAACGGCAAGCGCGCCTCGGGCGAGTTCAAGGTTGGCAGCATCGATGGAGAAGCCGGGCAGTCCCTGTCCATCCGCTTGACGGGCACCAAGCGCGGCGTGTGGAAAGACTTCTCATCCGGTGAAGGTGGCGATCTACTCGATCTGTGGGCCAGGCGTCGGATGCTGTCCATCTCCCAGGCGATGGTTGACGCCAAGCAGTTCCTGGGCATTCGCGACACGATGCCGCCGCGTGAGCGCCCGACCTACAAGCGGCCATCCAAGCCGCAGTGCCACACCCCGCAGGCCAAGGGCAAGGCGTGGCTCCTGTCGCGCGGCCTGACCGAGGAAACCATCGCGGCGTTCAAGATCGCCGAGCAGGAGCGCAGCGGCAAGACCTACGTGGTGTTCCCGTATCTGCGCGATGGGGAACTCATCAACGCCAAGTACCGCAACCCCGAGGACAAGCGTGACATGCGCCAGGAAGGCGGGGCCGAGCCTTGCTTGTTCGGCTGGCACCTAGTCGATCCGAAGGCCCGCACCATCGCGATCTGCGAGGGTGAAATCGATGCGATGACGCTGCACCAGGTCGGTATTCCGGCTCTGTCGGTGAACGCCGGTGCCGGTAATCACCAGTGGATTGACAGCGATTGGGACAACTTGGAGCGCTTCTCGGACATTCTGTTGTGCTACGACAACGACGAGGCCGGGCAGAAGGGCGCCAAGGAAGTGGCGAACCGGTTGGGCCTTGATCGTTGCCGAGCGGTGACGTTTGACAAGGCCAAGGACGCCAACGAGTACCTGCAGGGTGGAGCCAGCGGCGAGGACTTCGATTATTGCGCGCGGCAGGCTAAGGCGTTTGACCCTGACGAGCTGAAGTCGATGAGCGATTTCTGGTCGGAGGTCAAAGCGTCCTTCTGGCCGACCGACAACATGCGACGTGACCCGGCGCTCAGATTCTGCAGCCAGGACCAAGGTTGGTTCGAATTCCGTGGCGGCGAGGTCACCGTGTGGACCGGTATCAATGGCCACGGGAAATCCCTGATGCTCAACCAGGTCCTGATCGGGCTCGCTGAGCAGGGCGAGCGCGGCTGCGTGTTCTCCGGGGAAATGGTGCCCAAGGAGCAGGGCCGGCGGATGGCCAAGCAGTTGACGGGGTTGGATCGTCCGTCGCCGCAGTACCTGGACGCCGCCGGCGAATGGGTCGCCGGGAAGTTCTGGATCTTCAACCTCACCGATTCCGTCAGCATCGACCGCTTGCTGGAGGTCTTCACCTACGGTTTCAAGCGCCACGGCATCCGCCACTTCGTCATCGACAGCCTGATGATGACCGACGTGCCAGATGACGGAAAGGGTGCCTTGTCCGCTCAAAAGGTCGCGATGGGGAAGCTGGCGACCTTCGCCCGCAAGTTCCTCGTGCACGTTCACCTAGTGGCCCACCCGCGCAAGTCCGAGAACGAATCCAGGGCGCCAGGAAAGATGGACGTCGCCGGCAGCGGACATCTGACCAACGCCGCGGACAACGTGTTTTCGGTCTGGTCGGCGCGCAAAGAAGACGGGGAAGACCCGGACACGCCGGACGCCTACCTCGAGCTGCAGAAGCAGCGCAACGGCGACACCCAACACCGCAAGCTCTGGCTCTACTTCAACCGCCCGGCGATGCAGTACTCGCTGGATAGCAGGCGCCCCAGCTACCAGTACGTGAAATTTAATCAAGAGGCAGTGACTGTATGAAGACCACACAGAACCTCACGGACGCCTACGACCCGATGGCCGGCACGCTGGTCAGGACGGCGATGCAATGCGCGGCCCGCGGCTGCGACGGCTGCCTTGTCTGCAGGCCGGCCGGCGCCGCGCAGGTGGTGCAGGAGCGCCACAAAACCGCAGGTGGTGCAGGCGCCACGCCGGACAGCTTCGCGCGCGCGGATGCCGTGCCCGATCCCTGGGCCCTCCCGGAAGTTGCCAAATTTCGAAATTCGGAAAGCTCCAGCCCCGACGCCGCGTCGGGTCTGAACGTCAACATCCTGGCGCTGGACCTGGGCACGAAGACCGGCTTCGCGCTGCGCCGGCGCGATGGTCGGATCGCCCACGGCACGCAGGACTTCACCCCCCGTAAGTCTTGGTCGGAGGGGCAGAAGTGGGCCCGATATCGCGCATGGCTGATCGAGACCATCCGCGAAGGCCAAGTCCATCAGGTGGTGTACGAGCTGGTCATCCGCCATGAGGTGAAGGGCCGGCCCCTCTGGGACGCCGCCCACGCCTACGGGGCCTTCCAGGCAATCACGCACATGGTGTGTGACAGCTTCAACGTGGACGCCATCGGCGTGAATCTGGCCACCGTGAAGAAGAGCTTCACCGGCAGCGGCCGGGCCAAGAAAGCCGACATGATCGCCGAGGCGAATGCCCGCGGCTTCCGCCCCGATTCCGACAACGACGCCGACGCCCTGGCAATCCTGCACTGGGCAGTGGCGCAGGAGCGCAAAGCATGAGCAACCCGAACCAGAGCGCCGCGACCCGCGCGCGCAACGAAGAGATCGAGCGCCGGCTGACCGCTGGCGAGAACGGCCCGGCGCTGGCCAAGGAGTTCGGCATCACGCAGCCGCGCGTGCACCAGATCGCCAGGGCCGTCCGCGAAGCCCGGGGCGACCTGGCGCCGGAGGCCAAGCCCGGCCCGCGCATCCGGCCGCGCCTGCGCAAGGTGGAGCTGGGCCTGTGGCTGTGCGCCGGCGGCGGCATCGAGCGCCGCGGCGAGACGCATTGGGAGGCATACAACCGCTGGCTGAAAGCCTTCCTGGCTGCCCACGGCGCCGAGCACGCCGCAACCCAGGTGCCGAAGCCGCCCGAGCCGGAGCGACCCTACGCCGGGCCCGTCACAGTCGTCCCTGGCACCAAGGTGGCGCCGCGCGCATTCGCGTTGTCGCCCGCGATGGAGATGGTGGCGCAGCGCGCCCGGGCTGCGCAGCACCCGCTGCGTTCGCTGGCCGGCATTCAGGAGCGTGCCGCATGACCTGGGCTACCCAATCCGAGCGCGGCGACCCGCTCAAGGTGCTGGAGCGCCGCCAAGAACCGCCGCCGGCGCGCACGTGTGCGGGCTGCAAGGAAATCCGCCTGATCACCAACCCCTTCGGCGGCCGGCGCGTCCTGCGCTGCGCCCTTGGCGAGGAGATCGGCCAACGTTGTTCGAAGTACGAGGAGCGCCCCGCGCCATGACAGCACCGGAATACCTCCTGCACAGGTTGCCGGCCGACTTCCACCGGCGTTTGGAGAATTGGGGCGAGGTGATGCGCGATCGCAGCCGCCAGTCTGTCTCACCGACTTACGAGGTATGCCGCGCGCTCGCCAAGCGGGCAGGGCAAGGGGCATGGGGCAGCGATGACCCCGAGCAGGAATGGAACGAAGCTGATGCAGACGCCATCGAGCGCGCGTGGAGATTGGGCGGTAGTTACCGGTTGGGCAAGCAAGTCAGCGCGATCATTCGGGCCTATTACCTGTTGGGCCAGCCGCCATTCCTGATATGTAGGCAGCAAGGAATCAGAGCCAGGGAGTTTCCCGACATATTCGTGCGTGGCGTTGAGGATTTTCAGCAGTTTGTTGCGCAAATGGAAAATCGGGTGCATAATTCTGCTCAATCCGTGATGACTACCGTCTAACGACGAGACCGATGCCCGCAGGCGGACGTCGCGCGTCCGGAAGAAACAAGCCCCGAGCCAATGGCCGGGGCTTTTGCTTTGCGGGCCAACTCTTCAGGAGCCCGCATATGTTCGGTGGCAACGACCGCGAAGACTCGCCTTTCTATCCCGCCCGTCAGCCTGGCCTGGGCCCCGCACGGCGCGCGTAACAGATCTCCCCGGACCCCGCCCAGCCAGACGGGCGCCCGCGCGGGGGATCAAAGCGCGCGGGACTTTCTCCCCGGCCTCGTCGCCGGGTCTGGTAGACGAGAACCGCACACGCCCAGCTCGCCCCGTGGGCGGGTAAGTCGGATGGGCGCAACCTGAATCACATTCAACGCGGAATCGATGCCTGCGGCGTCGCTCCCAGAGGGACCGCGCCATGGCACGACCATCCAAGTACCAGCCCGGGTTCGCCGAGCAGGCCACCAAGCTTTGCCGCTTGGGCGCCACCGACAAGGACCTGGCCGATTTCTTCCATGTGACCGAGCGCACGCTGAACACCTGGAAGAAGCAGATTCCCGAGTTTCTTCAGGCCCTAAATGGGGGCAAAGCCCTGGCCGACGCAGAGGTGGCCGACAGGCTCTACCAGCGCGCCCTGGGCTACACGCATGCCGAGGACGACATCCGGGTGTGCGACGGCGTGATCGTCACGACGCCCACCACCAGGCATTACCCGCCGGATACCACGGCCTGCATCTTCTGGCTGAAGAACCGGCGCCCGGACCTCTGGCGCGACAAGCCGGACCCGACCAACGACGACAACGCGCCGCCGCCGGTCAAGGTGGTGATCGAGGTGGTGAACGCGAGCGTCCCTGATGCCGACGCTTAACCAGCCCCAGGCCCGGTTCCTGGCGCTGCCGCACAAGTTCCGGGCGTTCGTCGCCGGCTTCGGCAGCGGCAAGACCTGGGTCGGCGGGGCCGGCCTGTGCCGTCACGCATGGGAGTTTCCGCGGGTCAACTCGGGGTACTTCGCGCCGACCTACGGCCAGATCCGGGACATCTTCTACCCGACGATCGAGGAGGTGGCCCACGACTGGGGCCTGGCCGCCAAGATCAACGAGTCGAACAAGGAGGTGCACCTGTTCGCCGGCCGCAAGTACCGCGGCACGGTGATCTGCCGGTCGATGGAGAAGCCGGGCGACATTGTCGGCTTCAAGATCGGCAAGGGGCTGATCGACGAGCTGGACGTGATGAAGGCGGACAAGGCTGCGCTGGCCTGGCGCAAGATCATCGCGCGCCTGCGCCACACCGCGCCCGGCCTGAACAACGGCGTGGACGTGACCACGACGCCCGAGGGCTTCAAGTTCGTCTACCAGCAGTTCGTCAAGCAGGTCCGCGAGCGGCCCGATCTGGCCGCGCTGTACGGCCTGGTGCAGGCCAGCACCTACGAGAACGGCAAGAACCTGCCCGAGGACTACATCCCGTCGCTTCGCGCGAGCTACCCGCCGCAGCTCATCGCGGCATACCTGCGCGGACAGTTCACCAACCTGACCAGCGGCAGCGTGTACGCGAACTTCGACCGGCGCCTGCACCACACGGACGCTGCCGAGGAGCCGCACGAAGAGCTGCACATCGGCATGGACTTCAACGTGCTGAACATGACGGCCACGGTCAACGTGATCCGGGCCGGCCTGCCGCTGACGGTGGGCGAGTTGACGAAGGTGAGGGACACGCCGGAAATGGCCCGCATGCTGAAGGAACGGTTCAAGGACAAGGGGCACGGCGTCACGATCTACCCCGACGCGAGCGGCGGCAACACCAGCAGCAAGAACGCCAGCGAGTCGGACCTGAGCATTCTGCGCAAGGCCGGCTTCACGGTCCGCGTGAACAGCCGAAACCCGGCCGTGAAGGACCGCATCAACGCCGTGAACGGCATGCTGCTGAACGACGAGGGTGTCCGCCGCTGGCTGGTGAACACCGACCGCTGCCCGACGCTCACCGAGGCGCTGGAGCAGCAGGCCTACGACAAGAACGGAGAGCCGGACAAGTCGACCGGGCACGACCACCCGAATGACGCCCAGGGCTATTTCCTGGTGCACCGCTACCCGATCACGCCCACCGGCATGAGCCGCATCAAACTCACAGGAACCTGACCATGCCCGTCGACAGCAAGCACCCTCTCTGGACGGCCAACAAGCCGCGATGGGAGCGCTGCCGCACCGCGCTGCAGGGCCAGGACGCCGTGCACGCGGCCGGCGAGAAGTACCTGCCCAAGCTGGCAGGGCAGGACACGGCGGAGTATGCGGCCTACAAGGGTCGCGCGCTGTTCTACGGCGCCACCGCCCGCACCGAGGAAGCGCTGATCGGTATGGTGTTCCGCAAGGAGCCCACCGTGACGCTGCCCGCGGCGCTGCAGCCCATGATCGAGGATGCCGACCTGGCGGGCACGCCGGTGGACACCTTCATCGAGAACGTCACCAAGGAGGTGATCGACGTCACCCGCGTGGGCGTGCTGGTGGATTACCCGGTGGCCAGCGGCGAGTTCATGACCGTAGGCCAGGCCCAGGCCGCCGGCATGCGCCCCTACTTGGCCACCTACAAGGCCGAGGCGATCATCAACTGGCGCACGGCCCGCGTGCGCGGCGTGAACCAGCTCGTGCTGGTGGTGCTGGCCGAGTGCTACACCGACCCGAAGGACGAGTTCACCGCCGAGGAAAAGACCCAGTACCGGGTGCTGGACCTGGTGGACGGCTTCTACCGCGTGCGCATCTACCGCACCGACCTGAACACCCCAGCGTTCGAGTACACGCCGATGATGAACGGCAAGCGGCTGCCGTACATCCCCTTCGTGCTGATCGGACGCAACGGCGAGGCGGTCGACCCGCAGAAGCCCGTGCTGCTGGACCTGGTGGACGTGAACATGTCGCACTACCGCGGCACGGCGGACTACGAGCACGCGCTGCACTTCACGGCGCTGCCCACGGCCGTGGTGACCGGGCACGAGCTGAAGGAAGGGGAAAGCCTGAAGATCGGCTCGTCCGAAGCCTGGGTTTTCGTCGAAGACACGGCCGATGCCAAGTATCTGGAATTCTCGGGCCAGGGCCTGGACAGCATCAAGGTCAGCCTGGAGCGCAAAGAGGGCATGATGGCCACCCTTGGCGCGCGCATCCTGGCGCCTGAGAAGCGCGACGCCGAGGCAGCCGAGACGGCCAAGATCCACCGGGCCGGCGAGAACAGCGTGCTGGGCGGCATCGCCCTGGGCGTGGGCCGGTCGCTGGCAAAGGCCTTTCGCTGGGCCGCTGAGTGGGCTGGCGCCGGCGGTGGCACGGTCGAGGTGAAGCTGAACACCGAGTTCTTCCCGGCAGGCCTGACCGCCCAGGACCTGACCGCCTTGGTGGGCGCGTTGCAGGCCGCGGCGATCAGCCCGGAGACGTTCTACGACAACATGCGCCGCGGCGGCATCATCGACGACGGCGTGACGTTCGAGGAAGAGCAGGCCCGCATCGAGGCCGCCGGCCCGGCGCTGGGCACTCTGGGAGGCCCGAATGGCCAGCCTGCAAACGGAGCTGTATGACGCGACCGTCCGGCACTCCATAGACCTGGTGCGCTACAGCAACGGGGTGGTGCGCCGGATCGTCGCGCTGCTGAACCGGGTTGACGCCGACCTGGCCGACCAAGTGGCCCGGGCCATGGAGCGGCTGCCGGCCAGCGCCTTCACGGTGGCGCGGCTGGAGGAACTGCTGAAGGACGTCCGCACCCTGAACGCCGAGGCGTACCAGCAGGTGCGTGGCGAGCTGGAGAAGGACCTGCGGGACCTGGCGGGCTACGAGATCGGCTACCAGGGCCGACTGTTCGACGCGCTGGGTATCGAGTTCACCACGCGCGGCGTCACGGCCGGGCAGGTGTACGCCGGCGCCATGGCCCAGCCGTTCCAGGGCCGCCTGCTTCGGGAGTGGATGGCCGGCCTTGAAGCAGGGCGCGCCAGCCGCATCCGCGACGCGGTGCGCATGGGCTATGTGGAGGGACAGACCATCCAGCAGGTGGTGCAGCGCGTGCGCGGCACCCGGGCGAAAGGTTACGCGGATGGCCTGCTGGAGATCGATCGGCGCAACGCGGAGGCCGTGGTGCGCACCGCCATCAGCCACACCGCCGGCTTTGCGCGGGATCGCTGGTACGACGCCAACGACGACATCATCGGCGCGCTGGCCTGGGTCAGCACGCTGGATTCGCGCACCAGCCAGATGTGCCGGCTGCGGGACGGTCTGCGGTACGAGCCGGACTCGCACAAGCCGATCGGGCATCAGGTGCCGTGGGGCGCCGGGCCTGGCCGGTTGCATTGGCAGTGCCGCAGCACCTCGGTGCCGATCCTGAAGGGGATGGAAGACGACCCGCTCATCGGCACCAGGGCGGCGAAGGATTACCGAGACAGCGCGCGCGGGAAGGGCGAGCAGGTGCGGGCGACAACGACCTATGCGGACTGGCTCCGCAGGCAGCCCGCCGCGATCCAGGACGATATCCTGGGCCCGACCCGCGGCGCGCTGTTCCGCAAGGGCGGCGTCGAACTGGAGAGCTTCTACAACGACCGAGGCGTGTATCTGACGCTGGCCGAGCTGCGCCGCAAGGACGCTGCCGCCTTCGCCCAGGCCGGCGTAGAATAGCGCGCATGCCCCTGCACCTCGTCCCTGACGCCCCAAAGCCGGCGGAAACGGAAAAGGACCGGATCCGGAAGCGGATCAAGGCCTTGCCGAAGCCGAAAGACATGATCCAGTGCCCCCGTTGCGGTGGGCGCGAGGTCATCGAGACGCGCATCGGCGTGTTCGAGACCGCCAGAACATGGAGCGGCGGCACGAAGGCGCTGCTGTGCGCGCTGTGCTTCATGCGAGGCGAGCGCGTCGTCTTGAAGTGACCTGACCATTACCCATAGGGCCCGCCACCGCGCGGGCCTTCTTCTTTCTAAGCCCTGCTGGCCGAGCCAGTGGGGCTTTTGCTTTTGGGGCTGAGCCCTGCAACCGTCCAGAGGACAACACCATGCCGCTTGACCGTAATGACCCCGAAGTGAAGGCCCTGTTGGAAGAGGCGGCCGCTGAGGCCACCGAGGCGCTGAGCGCCAAGAACAAGGAACTGCTCGCCGAGCTGCGCCAGGCGAAGGCGAAAGCCAAGGGTTCCGAGATCGACCCCGAAGAGCATGCCCGGCTCCAGACGCAAGTCGAGGAGCTGACCGGCAAGCTCGACAAGGTGACGAAGGACAGCACCCGCCAGATCGAGAAGCTGACCAAGGACCTGACCGACAAGGAAGGCGCCCTGACCCAGCACCTGATCGATGGCGGCCTGTCCACCGCGCTGGCCAAGGCCGGCGTGGCGCCGCACTTCATGGACGCCGCCAAAGCGATGCTGCGCGGCCAGGCGGCCATCAAGGACGGCGCTGCGGTCATCGGCGACAAGCCGCTGGCCGACCACGTCACCGAGTGGGCCGGCACCGACCAGGGCAAGCACTTCATCACCGCGCCCGCGAACAGCGGCGGCGGCGGCCAGGGCGGCAGTGGTGGTGGCAAGACCACGGGCAATTTGGGCGGCACCCGCGAAGAGCGTGTTGCCGCATTCAAAGCCCAATTCCCTGAACTCGCGGGCTGACCCCGCGCCACGCAAAAGGAACGACCATGTCTCTCTCGCAGATGCAGGTTTTCAACAAGTACATCATGCCGGCGATCATCGAGACGCTGGGCCAGCAGATCCAGAAGTTCAACGCGGCGTCCGGCGGCGCCATCATGCTGTCGACGGGCGGCTGGGAGGGCGACTTCCTCCAGGAATCGTTCTACGCCGCCATCCACAGTGCGCGCCGCCGCGTCGATCGCTATGCCGCCAACGGCAGCGCGACCGCCACCGATCTGACCCAGCTCAAGCACAGCTCGGTGAAGGTCGCCGGCGGCTTCGGCCCCATCCGCTTCGAACCGGGCCAGATGACGTGGCTGAACAAGCCCACGGCCGAGGGCATCGAGGTTGCATCGCGCAACTTCGCCGAGGCGCTGCTGCAGGATCAACTGAATACCGCCATTGCCGCGTGCGTGGCTGCCATCAGCAACCAAGCGGCTGCCACCAACGACGTGTCCGCCACCCTGGGCCTGACGTACTCGGCCCTGAACGACGCGCACGCCAAGTTCGGCGACAGCTCCAGCCTGATCGTGGCCGACGTGATGACCGGCCAGGTCTATCACAAGCTGATCGGCCAGAACCTGGCCAACGCCCAGCAGTTGTTCCAGTACGGCGCTGTCACCGTGGTGGACATCCTGGGCAAGACCGTGGTGGTGACCGATGCCCCGGCCCTGTATGCCACGGGCACGCCCAACCTGCAGAAGGTGCTGGGCCTGGTCGCCGGCGCCGCCACCGTGACCGATGCGGGTGACGTCATCACCAACATCGACACCACCAACGGCAAGGAGCGCATCGAAACCACGATGCAGGTGGATTACACCTTCGGCCTGGGCCTGAAGGGCTACACCTGGGACGAGGTCAACGGTGGCAAGTCGCCGACCGACGCCGAGCTGGCCACGGGCACCAACTGGGACAAGGTGGCCGCCGACATCAAGCACACCGCCGGCGTGATCGCCATCGGTGACGCTTCCAAGTAAGGAGCCATCATGACCCAGAAGACCAAGCTGCCCGTCTGGTACCTGCCGGGCCCGTTCTACCGCTACGAGCAGGACGTCAAGGCCGAGGCCGCCAAGGCCGGCGTGCGCATCATCGATGCCAACGCCACCGAGAGCCGCGACGGCGCCGCCAAGGAAGTGCCCAAGGTCACCCTGAAGCCGGAATACCGGCCGAAGGGCAAGGCCGAGGCCGCCAAGGCGGACGGCGGCGGCGATCAGCCTCTGTCGCAAGGCATGACGGTGGAGCAACTGAAGGACGCGTTGGCCGTCCGTGGGGTCCAGATCCCCGAGGGCGTGACGCTCAAGGCGGATCTGGCCGCACTGCTGGATGCCCAGCCCGAGTAACCGCCGTTTGACGGTCGCCCCTGCTCACGCGGGGGCTTCCGTCAGCCTGTGGAGATACCCCAATGCCCCTGATCGTCGAAGACGGAACCGGCCTGCCGAACGCGGACAGCTACGTGAGCGTGGCGGACTGCCAGGCCTATGCCGCCGCCCACGGCCTGACCTTCGCCGGCGAGGATGCCGCGCTGGAAGCCGCCCTGCGCAACGCCACGCTGTATCTGGACGGCGAGTACACCTACCGCGGCGACCGCGCGACCGGTACGCAGGCGCTGGAATGGCCGCGCACGGTGGCCGATGGCGTGCCGCGCGAGGTCGTGAACGCCTGCTGCGAGCTCGCGGCGCGCGCACTCAAGGGGCCGCTGTGGCAGGACGTCAGCAGCACCACCGCCGGCGCCGCCATCGAGAAGACTGTCGGCCCGATCACGACGAAGTACGCCAGCGCGGCCGGCGCGCGCACCGATGGCCAGACGCGCTACGCCGGCGTGACCGCCATGCTGCGACGCTGGCTGTCTTCCTATGGCTCGTCGGTCAAGCTGGTGAGGTGCTGAGATGGACAAATTCCTCCGGCTGGTGCTGCCCGCGCCCGATGGCAAACCTGGGCTGCAGAGCTGTCATGGAGCACAACTTTGCACGGCTGACGGCCAGCCTATTGCTGGGCTGATAGACGTGAAGCTCGAGGCCACTGGTGATAGCCCGTTCTGGCGGGCCACACTGGTCATGGACATCAACGTTTCCGGGAAGCCCGCCTGATGGCCACCTTCGACTATGCCGACATGGCCGCCACCGCGCAGGAGCTGCTGGTGGAGTTCGGCGGGCCGGTGACCGTGCGCCAGGTCGTGACGGGCGAGTACGACCCGGACCTGGGCCAGGCCCCCACCACCACGGTCGACAACGACGGCATCGGCGCGCTGTTCGACTACACGGCGCAGGCCGCGGGCCTGGCCAACATGGCCGGTTCCGTCATCGAGACCGGCGACAAGCAGATGTATCTGGCGCCGGAGCTGGCCGCTGGCGGCGCTATGCCCGAGCCGAAGCCGGCGGACCTGGTGCTGGCGCTGGGCACCACCTGGCGCGTGGTGACGGTCAAGACGTTGGCGCCGGCCGGCCTGGTGCTGCTGTATGAGCTGCAGTTGAGGCAGGCATGAGCTTCGCCGCCGACATCGCCAAGTTCGTCGAGCGCGCCAAGGGCAACATCGACACCGCCACGCGCCAGGCCACGGTGCTGCTTGCCCAGGGCGTAATCCTGAAGTCCCCTGTGGACACCGGGCGCTTCCGGGCGAATTGGCAATTCTCGGCCGCCAGCATTCAGCGTGCCACGACCACCGCGCTGGACCGCGGCGGTCAAGTGACGATGAACCGCCTTGTGGCCGAGATCCAGCAAACCGGCGCGGGCGGCGTGACCTACCTGTCGAACTCGCTGCCCTATGCGGTGCGGCTGGAGAACGGCTGGTCCAAGCAGGCGCCGCAGGGCATGGTCAGGTTGACCGTGCAGGAGTTCCAGCACTACGTGAGCCAGGCGGCGAAGGACGCGAACAAATGAGCCAGGACCTCATCCGCGCCGCTTTCGAGAAGCGGCTGAACGACTGGGCGAAGGCACGCGCGCCCGCGCTGGCCGTGGCCTGGCAGAACACCAAGTTCACGCCGCCCGCCAATGCCATGTACCTGCGCGCCTACGTGATGCCGTCCGCGACCATCAGCCGGGACGCCGCGGGCGATCACCGACAGTACCGCGGCGTGTTCCAGGTGAACGCGGTTATGCCGATCGGCGCCGGCTCGCGCAGCGCGGAGCAGCTTGCGGCGGAGCTTGATGCGCTGTTCCCCATGAACCTGGTCATGCAGTCCGGTGGCCTTGCCGTGCGCGTGCGCACCCCCATCAGCGTGGACCAGCCCACCACGGGCGACGCCGATCACACCGTGCCCATATCGCTCGGGTACGACGTGCAGTTTTACCCGGAGTGATATAGCAATGAACGAAGCCAGAATCACGGCGGAACGACTGCGTTCAGTTGTCCATTACGACCCCGAAACGGGCAAGTTCACGCGGTTGGTCCGCCTCGCCCAGCGTCACAACGTGGGCGATGATGCGGCCCATGCCACCGCCAACGGTTATCAGCGCGTCGGCATCGACGGACAGCGGTATCTGGCGCATAGGCTTGCCTGGCTGTATGTGCACGGAGCATGGCCCACACAGCATATAGACCATGTGAACGGCGACCGCTCAGACAATCGCATTGCAAACCTTCGGGATGTCCCTCAGGCCGTGAATATGCAGAACCGGCGACACCCCCAGGCTGACAACAAATCAGGCTACCTCGGGGTGTATTGGGAGCGAGGTGCGAAGAAATGGCGCAGCCGCGTACAGGTTGCGGGGAAGGCACACGAGGTCGGGCTGTTCGATGACCCCGCCGTAGCTCATGCGGCGTATGTAGCGAAGAAGCGGAAGCTGCACGAAGGATGCTCAATCTGAAGATTCGGTGTATGCCGATGGCCCGTAAGGGCGCAACTGGAACCCGCCGCATGGCGGTTTTTTATTGCCCTCTGGGCTTCGATGAGGGGCCGTTGGCCCCCTAAGGAACTATCATCAGCGCAATATTCCCCAATGGCACCGTATTCTCGGTGTCGACCGTGTTGGGTACGGCCCTGGCCGTGTCCGCCATCACCAACGCCAATCCGGCGGTGGCTTCGGCCACCACGCCGCCGGCGGACGGCAGCATTTTGATCGTCAAATCCGGCTGGCCGGAACTGAACGAGCGCGTCGTGCGCTCGGCTGACGCCGCCGCCAGTACCTTCGAGCTGGAGGGTATCGACACCAGCAGCCTGGTGCGCTTTCCGGCCGGTCAGGGCGCGGGCTCGGTGATCCCCGTCACCACCTGGGTAGACCTGTCGCAGGTCACCACCGTCGAGAAGACCGGCGGCGAGCAGCAGTTTTTCCAGTGGCGCTACGTGGAAGACCGCAGCAGCCGCCAGCGCCAGCGCCCCACGTTCAAGAACGCCAAGGTCATCACCCTGACGCTGGACTATGACCCGGCCCTGGCCTGGTACGCGGCCCTGCGCGAGGCCGATGCGGTCAAGGACACCGTGGTGCTGCGCGCGCGGCTGCCGAACGGCGATGCCCTGTATTACCTGGTCTACCCGTCCTTCGACGCTGACCCGTCGATGACGCTGGACCAGAACATGCAGAACACCGCGACGTTCTCCATGACGTCGGAATTCACGCGCTACGCGCCGCTGCCGTAACAAGGGGTCGGGATGAGCAAAGCCATTTTCAAGCTGCAGCCCGCCCCGACCTTCACCGTGCCGGTGGAAATTCCCCGGCACGGCGAGGAGCCGGCCAAGATCAAGGTCACCTTCAAGCACAAATCCCGCGAGGGGCTGGCCGAATTCACGGAACGCGCCGGCCAGTCGAATGCCGAGCAGGACGTGGCCTTGATGCGCGAAATGATCGCCGACTGGGAAGGCCCAGACATGGAGTTCTGCGACGAGGCCATCCAGCTGCTGATCCAGAACTATCAGGGCGCCGTGCCGGCTCTGGTGCAGGCCTACGTCGTCGAGTTGATGCAGGCCCGGCGAAAAAACTGATTGCCGCGGCGGAGGAGATGTACCGGCCGCCGCCGGACAAGGCCACGTTGGCCGAGTTCGGGGTGCGGCCTGAAGACTTCCCCGTCGCGGTGATCGAACTGTGGCCCGAGAACGTCACGCCCAAGGACGTATTCGAGGCCATGGGCTCGCAGTGGCGCTTTGGCTTCGCCGGGCCCACCGGGCTGGACTATGGCGCGCTGACAGGCGTGATGCGCATTCTGCGGGTGCCGCCGGACGATGAGATCGACGTTTTCGACGCTGTGCGCGTCATGGAAGGCGCCGCGCTCACGATGATGAACAGGAAATAGCCCGACGGGCTGAAACGGTGCCACATGGCTGATCAAGTCGCTTCCCTTGTCCTTCGGGTCGACAGCACGCAGGCGAAGGCCGCAGACACGGCTCTCGACCAGCTGGCCGTCACCAGCCAGAAGACCGAGAAGGCCGTCGAGAATCTGGCCCAGACGGAGAAGCAGCTCGCGGTCAATACGAAGGAGGCCGGCACCGCTGCGCAGACGGCCACGGCGGCCAACAAGGCGCTGGGAGCGTCGGCGGCGGGCGCCACCATGTCCACCGGCCAGCTGAACAACGCCATGCGCATGCTGCCGGCGCAGATCACCGATATCACGGTGGGCCTTAGCACCGGGCAATCCCCCTTCATGGTGCTGATGCAGCAGGGCGGCCAGCTGAAGGACATGTTCGGCGGCATCGGGCCAGCGATCCGCGCGGTGGTGGGATACGTGGCCGGCCTGCTCACGCCCATCACGCTGGTCACTGCGGGTGTGGTGGCCATGGCGTTCGCGTTCGAGAAGGGCGCAAACGAGGTGCGAGCGTTCCAGAACGCCATCACCATGACCGGCGGCGCCGCAGGCGTGACAGCCAACGAGCTGGGCGCCATGGCCAAGCGCATCGGCGACGTGCGCGGCACGACGGCCGCGGCGGCCGAGGCGCTGACCAAGCTGGTGGACACGGGCAAGCTGGGCGCCGACTCGATCGAGGGCTTGGGCCGGGCGGCCATCCTGACGCAGGCGGCCACCGGGCGCAGCGTCGACGACATGGTCAAGGACTATGAGCGCATCGCCGACGCTCCCACAGAGGCCATTACCAAGCTCAACGAGCGTTACCACTTCCTGACGCTGGCGGTCTACGAGCAGATCGCGGCATTGGAGAAGGAGGGCCGCCAGCAGGACGCCGCGCGCCTGGCGCTGACGACGTACTCGCAGGCGATGGAGGAGCGCTCGCAGCAGGTCGTCCAGAACGTCGGCTACATCGAGAAGGCGTGGAACGGCGCCAAGAACGTGGCGAAAGAGGCCTGGGACGCGATGCTGGGCATCGGCCGCGACCTCACGCCGCAGGACCGTATCGGGCAGATCCAGAAGGAACTGGATCAGATCGGCACCTCGTTCTTTCACCAGGACCGCGCCAACGCGCTGCGGGCGCAGCTGACGGGCCTGCAGGAGCTGGTCAAGTGGCAGGGCGCAGCGGCCAAAGCACAGGCCGATGAAGCCGGCGCCGTGGCGCGCGGCATCCAGGCGCGCCGCGACCTGGACAGCTACATGGACTCGCGCAAGGGCACGTCCCTGGCCGCGTCCTTGGAGGCCGAGAACAAGGCGTTCAAGAAAGCGACGTCGGAGTTTTCGCAGGACAGCCAGGAGTATCAGGACGCCCTGAAGGCGCACACCGATCGGGTGGCGCAGATCCAGAAGCAGTTCGCGGGGCCGAAGGGCGCCGGCACCGTCGCCGCCGGCGTGCGCGAGCTGGAGCAAGCGCGCCAGCAGGAAGCGGCGCTGCGCGCCCAGCTGGAAAGCGCGGTAAAGATCACCACAGCGCGCCAGGAGCTGGTCAAGTTCGAGCAGCGCATAGCCGACCTGAAGGCCAAGGACCAGCTCACGGCGGACGAGAAAAGCGTCCTGTCCAATGAGACGGCAATCCGCCAGCAGCTCGAGCGCAACGCCGGCCTGGCAGACCAGGTCAGGATGCAGAAGGAGGCCGTGCACCTGAAGGCGCTGGAAGCGTCGGCCCAGGAAATGCTGGCGGCAGACCGGCAGCGCTACAACGACCAGTTGCAGGGCTTCACGGGTAGCCCGCGGCTGCGCGAGCAGTTGCAGGCCCAGCAGCAGATCTACCGCGAGTTTCAGCGCCAGGTGCGCCGTGCGGCCGAGCAGGAAGCCGCCGGCGAACTTTCGCCGCAGGGCTACGCGGACCGCGTGCGAGTTCTCAAGCAGAGCCTCGACGACCGCCTGGCCCTGCAGGCCGACTACTACAGCCAGCTCACGGCCATGGAAGCCGATTGGCGCAATGGGGCCATCGGTGGGCTGAACGACTACGCCTACGAGGCCTCGAACGTCGCCGACGCCACACGCAGCGCCTTCACGGATGCATTCAAGGGCGCCGAGGATGCGCTGGTGACGTTCGTCACCACCGGGAAGCTGAATTTCTCTGACCTGGCCAACAGCATCATCGCCGACCTGGCGCGCATCGCGATCAGGCAGAGCATCACCGGTCCGCTCGCCAGCGCCCTGGGCAGCGCTCTGGGCGGCATGTTCGCCGGCGGCGGCGGCACGCCGACTGCCGGACAGGTCGCGGGCGCCACCCAAGGCGTGAACGCTGGCCTGCCGCTGTCGCTCGCCAGTGGCGGGTACACCGGCGATGAGCCGCGCGACAAGGCCACCGGGATCGTGCATGGACAGGAGTATGTCCTGAACGCGAACACCACGGCGCGCCTGGGCCGCGGGACGCTGGATGCGCTGAACGCCGGGGGCCCTCTGCCGATGTCGGACTCCGGCGGCGGCAGCGCCACACCGGTCTCTACCGGCACGGCCGCGCAAGGCGGCGATGCGCCCAAAGTCCAGATCAACCTCATCAACCAGAGCGGCGAACAGATGGAAGCACAGCAGGGCGGCTCCCGGTGGGACGCCGGGCTTTCCACATGGATTTGCGACGTGGTCCTGGCCAGGGCGCGCAAGGACCGTGGTTTCCGTCGACAACTGCAGGAGCCGGCATAAATGGCAACTTTTCCTTCCTACGCTCGAATCATCGACGCGGGCTATTCGAAGAAGTCCGACTACGGCGTGCTGCGCACCGACATGGACGGCGGCATCGCCAAGCAGCGCCCGCGCTGGACGACGCCCATTATCACCAGGGCGGTCACCATCCTGGTTCAGAGCGTCGAGGACCGTGACGCCTTCGACGCCTGGATGGCCACCGAGATTGGTGGCGGCGCGGGCTGGTTCGATTGGAAGGACGAGAGCGGCGTGGTCAAGCAGGCGCGTATCGTGGCCGGCGACGTGTCCTGGACCACGCCCGGTATTGTCTGGACCGGCTCGGCAAAGCTGGAAACGGTGGGCTGATATGGCGCGCAATTTTTCCCCAAAGGCAGACCGCAACATCCTGGCGACGGGTGCGGATGAACCGCTGCTGGAGCTGATCGAGATTACTCACCCGGGCCTTGCTGTGCCCGCGCGCTTCGTCAACGACACCGCCGACATTGTGGTAGAGGGCAATATCTTCTTGGCGTGCCGGTTCGATCTATCGCTACCCGATGACCAGGATGAACAAGTGCCGAGCGCGCGGCTTTCGGTAGACAACATCGGACGAGAGCTTACCCAGTGGCTGGAGGTGAGCCAGGGCGGCGCGGGTGCCAAGTGTCGATTGATCCTCTTGCTTCGGTCAACGCCGGCCAATCTCGAGTTCGACATGACGATGGATTTGACCGGCTTGGCGATCACCAACTATCGGGTCTCGGGCGACCTCGGATTCAAGAACACGCTGATGCAATCGGCAGTGACCGTTCGCTTTGACCCGACGACCTCCCCTGGGAATTTCTGACATGCATTGGTCCGACAAGTACCTGAACCGGCCCTATGTGCCGGAGACCGGCGACTGTGCCGCGTTTGCCGAGACGGTGGCCCGCGAAGTGCTCGGAATTGATCCAAAGCTGCCGGTGGTTCACGAGGACGCGCTGCGGGCCCAAGCCGCCCAGATTGCACATGCCAAGGAAGATTTCGCGGAGCGTGTGGCCGAGCCGGTAGAGGGGCACCCCGTGCTGCTGAAGTCGCGCGGTGACCTCTTTCACATCGGTGTCATGTGCCGGCTGGCTGGCGAGTGGTGGGTGCTGCATGCCGACAAGAGCTTCGGTGCGGTCATACGCCAACGCCTGCGCGCCATGATCGTGATCGATTACAAAATTGAAGGGTTCTACCGGTGGAAATCGTAGAAGCACAGACCCAGGCGGAACGGCAGCAGCCCACCCTTGTGGTGGTGAGCAATCCGTTCGTCGCCTCTGAAGGCCGCCAGACGTTCTGCGACGCCTTTCTGCCTGGCGAGACCCTTGGCCGGTATTGCGAGCGCGTGGGCGTTGCCCTTCCGTCGCGCGTCACGAACGTCTGGCACAACGGGCGACCTGTGCCTGGTGAATTGTGGCGCCGGCTGATTCCGCGCATCGGCGACCAGGTCGTCATCCGCGCGAGAGGTGAGGGTGGCGGTGGCGGCAACAAGGTGCTGCGCACCGTGGCCATGATTGCCGTAGTAGTCGTGTCGATCGTCGCACCGTATGCAGCCCCGGCAGCGTGGGGCGCGGTGGGTGCAACTGGCGGGCTTACCGTCACTGGCGCGCTTATAAGCGCCGGCGTGATGATCGGCGGCACCATGCTGGTCAACGCGCTTCTTCCGATGCCCACGCCCACCGCGGCAAAGCTGGGCACCGGCCAGAAGTATGAGAGCAGCCCGACCTACTCAATCCAAGGCGGGCGCAATCGGCCGCGCCCCTGGGAGCCCATGACGCTGGTGTTCGGGCGGCACAAGGTGATTCCGGATACTGGCGCGAAGCCCTACTCGGAGTATGTTGGCGACACCCAATTTCTGAATCAGATCTTCCATTTTGGCCTGCAGCTGAATTCCGTCTCCTTGTCCGACTACAAGATCGGTGACACGCCAGTCCTGAACTATCAAGGGGTCCAGATGCAAGCGTCTGATCCCAACACGGGGGGCTTGTCCATGTTCCCCGGCAACGTCGATACGTTGCAAGGCTTCACGCTGCAATCTGGTGTGATAAACACTCGCACGACGCCTGCCAATGTGACGCACATATCCGTTGAGATTGCATCGCAGTTGTTCTACGTGAACGATGCGGGGGGCATGGATTCGCGATCGGTTGATCTTCGATTGCAGTATCGACCTGTTGGCGGAGCCTGGGCGGACATCGGACTTTTGAATGATGCCATCTATGCGACCCATTACTGGGCAAAGATGCAGATCGAAACCGGCACGGGCGGAGGGGAAGCGGGCGAGAGTTTTCGGCGTGAGCAGCAAATTGGGTTTGGCTCGACAAATCCTGCTGACCATTTCGATGGTGAAACGTTCGTCATCAAGCCCGGGTACAGCTTCGGTGGCGGTGACGCGGGAGAGACGGTTGTGCCGCCGGTCATGGGGGTTTGGCGCTGGAAGCCGCACCCCTATCAGATGGGGCGGCCCTGGGCTGGAATCGCACCTGATCCTGTGATTGGCTACAGTTCGGTGCCTGGCGTGCGCCTCACCGGGGCCAGGCAGGAGCCGACGCGCCAGACCGTCTCATGGAATGTCCCGGCAGGCATGTACGAGGTCCGCGCCTGGAAGGTGACCGCGGACATACAGAGCAGCCGCGAATCGAACCAGACGGCGATCAGCCAGATCCTCTGCTACCAGACCGACACGGCCGATTACTCGGGGCAGCTGCGATTGGCGTTGCGTATCCAGGCATCCTCGCAGCTCAACGGGGCCGTTGATGAATTCAGCGCGATAGCCTCAGCATGGTGCTCGGCCTGGACGGGCTCGGAATGGAAGTGGACGACGACGAGCAACCCGGCGTGGTGGTTCCTGTGGTTCGCGCGTGGCAAAAGGGACTCGGCCGGGCAGCGCATCTACGGTGGTGGGCTGACCGACGCCCAGATCGACTTCGAGTCCATCAAGGCCTGGGGGCTATGGTGCGACCGAAAGCGGCTGACGTTCGATTATGTCCTGGATCAGAAGATGAGCGCCGCGGCCGTGCTCCAGATGATCGCCAGGGCAGGGCGCGCTTCGATGACGTACCAGACTGGAAAGCTCGGTGTAGTGTGGGATGCCGAGAATCTTCCTGTATCCGCCATGTTCGGGCCGTTCAACGTGCGCACGGGCTCCTTCAAGATCACCTACATCAACGAGGGCACGGTCGACGAGATTGTGGCCAACTTCGTGAACAAGGACGCGGGCTGGGTGATGGACGAGGTGCGCGCCAAGGTCCCGGGCGCCATCGCCACCAACAATCCGCTGCAGCTGGATTTGGACGGCTGCACGAACGCCGACATGGCCGGGCGCGAAGCGAACTTGATCGCTGCTAGCCAGGTGTGGAAGCGCCGGCGCGTCTCTTGGGAAACGGACCTCGAAGGGCTGGTCTGCACGCGTGGGGACGTGGTCTCGTTCTCCCATGACCTGACCGTTTGGGGCTACTCCGGCCGCCTCATGCCAGGCAGCGGTGGCACGCTGATGAAGTTGCAGCAAGCCGTGTCCAGCGCTGGAAGCGGCACGGTCATGTTGCGCGACCCCGACGGCAACATGAAGGTCGTGACGGTGTCCTCCGATGTGGGAGACGTTGACGAGCTCACCATCGTGACCGACCTGGACGGGTTCCCGATGCCGGGGGATGAAGGGTACGAGGACTGCTCTCCCTTCGATTGGGCGTGGCAGTTCGACCCGTTGGCGACCCCGGGCCGGCGGTTCAAGGTCTCGGGGGTGGCGCCGGCCGGAGATGGCCTGCGCTTCGAGGCGATCGATGACGACCCTGAGTACTACGCTTGCGAGTCGAACCCCTACCTGTACACGCCGCCCCGCGATGGTGGGCTGCTGGCCGGCGTGGTGTTCTCCCTGAGTGCTACCGAATCGATCGTGAGCGTCAGCGCCGACCAGATCCGCGTGGGACTCTCCTGGGCGCTGTCCCGCGATATGCCGGTGCAGATCAAGGTATCGGTCAATGGCGTGCAGCGTGTCGCGCAGACCGTTGAGGGACGCTCGCTCGATCTGGTTGTGCAGACGGGAGACGTGATCGTTGCGACGGTGGTTCCCAAGGGGTCGACCGGGGCTGGCACGCCGAAGACGTTGACCTATAGGGTCGAAGGCCTGGCCGCGCCTCTGCCGCCGGTGGAGGGGCTGACGACGGTGTTCCGCGATGGCCTGACCGTGTTGAGTTGGCGGAAGGTCATGGACGTGCGGGAACCGGCCTACGAGGTCCGCATTGGCGACAGCTGGGCAAACTCGCGCCTGGTGGGCATAACGAGCTCGCAAGACATGCTGGCGGTCGGCAACGGTGGCTACTGGGTAGCGGCGCGGTTCAAGCTGTCCAACGGAACGATCGTCTACGGGCCTGCGGCTGGCCTTGCGATCTCGGGCGCGGTGTTGGTGCGGAATGTCCTCCTGGTTCAAGACGAGGCGCCGGAATGGGCCGGTTCTCTTTCCGGCGGGGCCATCGTCTACGAAGGCAACCTGTCTTTGGCCGCCCAAGGCGACTTGCTGGCAAGCCCTGATCTCTTGGCAGAATCGGATCTGCTCTGGATGGGAGGTGCAGCACCGGAAGGAACCTACACCAATTCGGTGAGCGACCAGGTTGATATCGGTTACGTGGCGCCTGTGCGCATCGATTTCGATATCGAATTTCTGGCCATCAGCCAGGACGATGACCTGTTGTCAATCCCTGACCTGCTCGCGGTTGATGACCTGTTGAATGGTTCTGCACGGCAGGCCATCACGCTGAGGCCGCAGATCCGCCACGCGCAGGAGGATGGGGAGTGGTCGGAATGGGTGGACTTCGTCCCTGGCCTGGTCAATGCCAGGCACTTCGATGTGCGCTTGTACCTGGCCACTGCGAACCCTCGGATCATTCCGCTTGTGTCGCGGTTCCGCTGGACAGTCGATGTGCCAGATCTGGTTCAGCGCGCCGAGTCCGTCGCGGTCCCTGCCGCGGGAATGCGCGTGACGTTCCCCAAGCCCTTCCACGCACGGCCCAATCTTCAAATCACGATTCTGGACACTCAGAACGGCGACCGCGCTGTTGTATTGGCGGCGACGTCCGATGTTTTCGGCTTCGACATCAGAATTTTCAACGGCTCCACTCCGGTGGAGCGCCAGATCAACTGGATTGCTCAAGGATATTGATATGCAGGCAAATCCCAAATTGTCGACCACTCCGCCGCTGCCTGGGGTTGTGGCGGTCCCGGCGCTGAATGATGCGCTTCAGACCATCGCGACGGACTTCTCGGGCGATACCGACCCAGCTGCCCTGGCATGGCCGTTCTCGAAATGGGCAGATACCAGCACCGGCCTGCTGAAACGGCGAAACGCGGCAGGAACGGAATGGGTCGTTGAGGGGAGCCTGTTCCGGAGGGCGTTGAACATTATCCCGTCGGACCAAATTCCCACCTCTGATATCGGGCTGATCTCCACGCCTTCGCAGGGACTGATGGAATGGGATGGCAGCCGCTACGTCGCCAAATGGGCTGACCATGGCCAGTGCCGCTTCGTCTACGTCAGCCAGACCGAATGCCGGCTTATGCCCTGCAACGGCAATGGCTTGATCATCAACGGCAGGCAGTGCCGCATACCCGTGGCAGGGGTGCCAATTACCACCGCTAGCACCAGCGCGAGCAGCCGGTACTGGGTATTCGCTGTCGACGACGGTAGTGGCGGCGTCACCCTGGAGCTGTCCAACACCGCCAGCTCGTCATATTCAGCTTTTACGGATGGGGTGGTGGTGAAGACGGGCGACCCCTCCCGCACCCTCGTCGGCTGGGCCGCCACCAACGCGTCCAACACCTTCCTGGACTCGACCAGCTTCCGATTTGTGGCGAGCTGGTTCAACCGGCGGCGGCGCGGCGTGAGCGAGTCGGTGGGCGGGTCCACGGGGTCAACATCGGTCATCGGCCTTGGCACGGGCGTCGTGTTGTTCGCCTGGGCCGACGAAGAGGTTGAAGCAACGATTTCTGGATACGGAACGTTGAGCGCCGCAGCCTTTTACACGATGGAAGTGCGCCGAGACGGAGTTGATACGCCACCCTTTGTTCCACGAACGCTCAGCGGGCGCAGCGCTGCGGGTCAGGCTTCCATAAGTGCGACGACACGCGTAGTCGCAGGAGAGGGTGAGGCAAGTTATCGCCTCTTCGGGTCCGTGAGCGCCGGGACTTTGACGGTGGTGCACCGGGTTCATTGTTCCACCAACATCTGAGGTCAACCATGCCGAATACCTTTGGACCCTCGTTTGATTCGGAACTGGCGGCGGCTGGGCTGCTGGGGCTTCCCTTCGTCTGGTACGCGGATGGCACGGTGAGCTACGGCGAAGACCTGACGGCGGAGCAGCGCGCCGTCCTGGACGCCGTCGTCGCGGGCCACGACCCGACCGCGCCGGCACCGGTTGCCGTGCCTGAGACTGTGACGAAGTACCAGGCCTGCGTCGTGCTCGCGCGGCACGGCTTGCTGGACCAGGTCGACGCGTTCTTCGCCGCTATGGTAGCGAGCGACCAGCGCCGGCTGGCGTGGGAGATGGCGGCGGCCGTGCATCGGCACAGTGAAAGCACGCTGAGCGCCATTCCGCATCTCGGGTTGTCCGAGGCCCAAGCCGACAGCATGTTCATCGAGGCCTCCCAAGTGGAGTAGCGGGCCAGCACTCCACGCTCTTGATCCGCTTCGGCGGAATTCTCTATCGCCGCCTTCGGGCGGTTTTTTTATGCCTATAGGGGACACGATTGAACATCCAAGACTTCGACGCCTTCGCGGCAAAGTTCGCCGGCGTGCTGGGCGCGGCCGTGTCCATGCGTTACCTGCAGGGATCATGGCCAGCACGCCTGAGCATGGCCGCCAGCGGCTCGCTGGTGGCCTATTACGCCTCGCCCTACTTGTCGCTGCTGCTGGGCATCCCGGAAGGCCTGGCGGGCTTCCTGACAGGCATGTTTGGCATGGCCATCGTGTCGCGGGCGTGGGAGGCCGTACAGGCGGCGCCCATCGGCGCGCTCTGGCAGGCCGTGATTGACCGCGTGCGCGGCAAAGGGGTGTGACATGGACAGCACCATCTACTTGACGCTCTGGGCCGTGCTGGCCTTCGTGAGCTGGCTCATCGTCGCTGGCGGCGCGGTGCTGGCGGTCTTCTCGCGCGCCATCAAGGACACCACCTTCGAGCGGATCGGCCTGGCTGCGGTGAGCCTGACCGCGACCGGCGCCGCGTGCCGAATCTTCATGGCCGGCTGGGCCAGCGCCGGCGATGCCGCGCTTGCCGCTTCGGCCGCCTTCTACGTTGCCGCCGTGACGGCAAAGCACATCAGGAAACCCACGCTATGACCTTGGATACCATCGTTGCCGACGCCATCACCCCGGCGCTGGCGCTGCTGCCGGCCGGCATGGACACGCCGGCCGCGCGCGTCATGCTGCTGGCGATCGGCCTGCAGGAAAGCCGGTTCGTGCATCGGCGCCAGATCGGCGGGCCGGCGCGGGGCTTCTGGCAATTCGAGAAGGGCACGCGTGCCAGCCGCGGCGGGGTGTGGGGCGTGTTCCTGCACGCGGCGAGCAAGGGCCACTTGGCGGCCTTGTGCAAGGCCCGCAGTGTGGCTTGTGACCCCGACGCGATCTACTCGGCGCTGGAGTATGACGACGTGCTGGCCGCCGGCGTGGCGCGGCTGCTGCTGTGGACCGATCCGAAGGCGCTGCCGGCCATCGGCGATGCTGACGCGGGATGGGCGCTGTACCTGCGCACCTGGCGGCCGGGCAGGCCGCATCCGGAAACCTGGCCTGACCTGTACCGCCAGGCTGCCGCGCAGGTGCAGCCGTGAACCCGTTCCTGCGCATGGCGCTCCCCTGGATCGGCGGCGCGGCGGTGGTGCTGGTGCTGGGCGCCGGCGTGGTGCTGTACGGCGCGCACCAGTACCGGTCTGGCGGTGACGCCAGGCAGGCCGAAATTGAGAAGCGCCAGACCGCGATCGAGCGCGGATGGCAGGAGGAGAGAGATCGTGCTGATGCAAAACACCGCGGTGATGTGCTGGTGCGGCAGCAAGCCGAAGCGAAGCTGGCGCAGGTTGAGCGTGACCGCGACGCTGCTTTCATTCGTGTTGACGGGCTGCGGAAGCAGCTCGCCGCCCGGCGTGCCGAGGCTTCCCGAGCCGGCGGTGGATCTGATGGCGCCAGCCCCGACTGGATCGGCCTATTTGGAGAGTGTCTCAGCCGAACTGAAAGCCTTGGACGTCGACTTGGCGCGGTGGGAAAGGACGCTGCTGGGTGGGCCGACCAGGTGAACGGCCTGCAGGGCTACATTCGCGGGCTGCGCGGCGCCAAGCCCTAGACCGCGTCCGCCCGCTTGGCCGACCAGAACCAGTGCGTGTGTTTGGCTCGCTTGGCCTTCTGGCGCCGGAAGGTGATGCGCACCAGGCCTGCATGCCCGGCGTCGATCTCGACCTGGTAGTCGCGGTCCTCGGCGGTGGCGGCCGGCGGTAGGGTGAGGGCGGCCTCGGCCACGTACTGGCCCTGCACCTGTTCCAGGATTCCGTTGTCGTTCATGCTCTCTCCGTTCAGGACGCGGCGCGCAGGGGCGTGACGTTCCAGTCCTTGCCGCTGGCGCAGCTCTCCAGATATGCCGCCCACAGTTCGAGCGCGGCCCGACGCTCGGGAATATCGTCCCGCACATCGTAGATCGCCTCCATCCCTTTGAGCTTGTGATTCAGGGCCAGCTCTGAAATCTCGTTGCTGACGCCCAGGTTGCGCATGTGGCCCTTGGCCGTGCTGCGCGTGTCGTGCGGCGTGAACCGGCGGATGTCCAGGTCGCCGCGGTCGAAGGCGCGCCGGATGGCTGCCCACAGGGTGGTTTCGCCTACATGCGTGTCGCCGCCCTGGTTGCGCCGGCGGCGCTCGTGTCTGGCGGGCAGCACCCATTCCGACGTGCCGGCCAGGGACTGCAGTTGCCGGAACCAGCCGACCACGGTGGGCGTGAGCGGCACGGTAAAGCCGCGGCGGACCTTGACGTGTTCCTCTGGCACCCACCAGGTGCCGCGCTCCATGTCGACATACTCCCATCGGGCCTTGGCCAGTTCAACCGATCGGACGCAGGTGGCCAGCAGGATGCGCAGCGCCAGGGCGTTCTCGGTGCCGATGTCCTCAATGCTGGCGAGCAGGCCGCGCAGTTCCGCCTCGGTCAGCATCACCCGGCGCTTGATCGGCGGCCGCGGCCCCATGAGGGAAACCAGATCCACGCCGGCGGCCGGGTTGGTGTCGATCAGGCGCAGGCCGCAGGCGTGGGCGAAAAGCTGCTTGGCCGTGGTCAGGATGCGCTTGCTGATGGTCCAGGTGCGTTTCGCGGAGGTGAGCATGTGTACGACGTCGGACGGTTGCACCTGGTCCACTGGAATGACGCCCAGCTTTGGCAGGATCACCTTGTCCAGATCCCAATTCCGGTAGGTGATGGTGTCGGCGGCCAAGCCCGACAGCTTCTTGGCGCGGAAGTCCTCGACCAGCGTCCGAACGTTCGATACTTTGGTTGCCCGGGCTTTGGTCCGTTGCTTCTCCAGCGCTGGGTCGGCGCCGCGGTCGATTGCCGCCCTGAAATCCCGTGCTGCCTTGCGCGCGGCCGCCAGGGAAATGTCGGGGTAATTCCCTATCGTGACTTCTTTTTGCGGGCCACCTTGGCGGTAGCGCAGCACCCATGTCGCGGTTCCAGCCGCTGACAGGGTGAAGGTCAGTCCGTCGCCGTCGCTGCGCGCCAGCTTCTCGCCCGCGCTGACCCAGCGCCTAAGCTGGATGTCGTCCAACAGATGTTTTTCCCGTTTTGCCACCCGAATCCCCTCTGAAATGAGTAGCTAGACGCTCTGGCTACTCACCTGGCTACTCATTGAACTGTCGCCAGCAAAGTACTACATGCAACGCCGGGAAACAAAACAGCCCGCGTTTATGCGGGCTGGCGTGGGATCGGGTGCATGTTGGGAAACAGCGGGCCACCCGGATCGGGCTTGCAGGTGGCGAGTTTCATGTGGCGGTGAATCATTGATCTGTGCGGCGCGGCGCCCGCGCGGATATTGAATGATACCGTGCCGGCTCACGGATCCGCGGCGGCGCGACGATGTGCGCGATGGAACTTTCCCCCGTGGTTTGCCACTGAAGCTCGAAGCGGCCTTCGCGCCGCCGGTTGGGGGAGGGCAGGCAGTTACATACGGAGGATGGGATATGGACATCGCAACACTCATGCGGGATTTCCGGGACGCGACCCAGGTGTCGTTCGATTTTGAGCCGGGCGGGCAGGTCGCGCTGGAGTTCGCCGACGGCGTTGAAGTGGCTCTGCAGCACGATATCGAGTTGGATTTGCTCTACGTCTATCGCAAGGTGGGAAAGATGCCGGATGACCCGGCCACGCGCTATCTGCTGCTGGAACGCTTGTTCCTGGCCAATGGCTTTGACCCGGCGACACGGGCGGGCGCGATCGCCTACGACGCCGACGCCCACGATGTTCTCCTGGTGGGCAAGCTGCCGGTGCGCTGGGCAACGCCCGAGTCACTGGGCGAATTGATTTCGAATGTGCTGAGGGACGCGGCCGATATCGCGCCTACGCTCAGTGCCATTCGCTTCGCGGCCGTCGATGCCGCTTCGGCGCCAACGCCGGATGCTGGCGCGAGTGGCGGGCCGGCGGGAGGGCTGACGTATGCTTAG